AAGTAAAAAGACTCAAGGTAAATTAATTATCAAAGAATATCCTACAGCATCTGCACATGTAGGACATTTTAAATCATTATTAAATGAACTAGAACTAAAAAGAAATATTAAACCTGATATCATATTCATTGACTATCTAAATATATGTGCCTCTCAGAGATACAAAGGATCTATAGTAAATTCATACACCTATGTTAAGGCAATCGCAGAAGAATTACGTGGTCTCGCAGTTGAAACGAATGTTCCAATCGTTACCGCTACTCAAACTACTCGCTCAGGTTTTGGGAGCAGTGATGTTGATCTTACTGACACAAGCGAGTCTTTCGGTCTCCCTGCAACTGCTGACCTTATGTTTGCTCTTATTTCTACCGAAGAGTTAGAAGAACAGAATCAAATAATGGTCAAGCAATTAAAGAATAGATACTATGATCCTACTTTAAACAAAAGATTCTGTTTAGGTATTGACAGATCTAAGATGAGATTGTATGATGTTGATGAAGCACAGAAAGATCTCGTTGACGCAGGTGTTGAAGATAAGATCATTAAAAAAATTTCTGGTAAAAAATCCTTCGCTGAATTAAAGTATGATTGATTTCTTAAAGTATACAAAATTTGTTAATGCTGTAACATCAAATGAAAGTAAGTACGGTGGACATTTTAAAGATCGTATAAAAGAATTAGATTCTAAAGACTTTGCCTCACATAGAGCATTAACTGCTGCACTTGGATTGTGTGCAGAGTCAGGAGAATTTACTGAAATAGTAAAGAAGATATTATTCCAAGGTAAACCAGTTACTCAAGAAAATCTATTTCATATGAAACGTGAACTAGGTGATATCATGTGGTATTTTATACAGGCATGCATAGCACTAGATGTTTCACCAGAAGAGATCATAGAAATGAATGTAGATAAATTAAAGAGTAGATATCCTGGCGGAGAGTTTGATGTTCACTACTCAGAAAATAGAGAGAAAGGAGATCTATGAATTGTTGGCACTGTAAAACAGAATTAATATGGTCAAGTGATTATGATGTCGAGGATCTAAATGATGGAGAAGAGTCTGAGTATGATTTTTTTACCATCCTTACTTGTCCTAAATGTTTATCTTACTATGAGGTATTTCACCACAAATAATGGCATACTTAGTTCACCCCCTACCACCCAGAAAAGTTTGGGTAAAAAAAGAATATCTTTATGATCTAGAAAAAGGTCATGGAGAACTTACACCTGGTATATGGATATCTGTAAGAAGTATACAGGCAAAAGCACTATACTTTGAGACATTACTTACTGACTATGGTGCACTGTTTGACAAGTTACCCTTGAGTGCATTTGTATGGAAACCAGATATTGATTGGGATAATCAATTACCATTAGATGTATTAGAACTATGGGATTGTTTTGACTATAACATTACAGTTGTAGAGAAACCTATACTAGGTAGATGTCAGTTCTTTGGTAAGGATAAGAAGATGCATCCTGGCGAGTATGAATTTACTATCGACACTGCACATCCTGATTTTTCTGTACTAGATGTAAATTTCTCAGAGCATGATCCAGAACATAAGACATTTAATATCATTGCACTAGACAACGGACAGTTCGCTGCACAACCAAATAATAGATGTCAGTTTTTTGATAACAGTTTGGTTGATAATGATAATCTTAAACAACCTGACTTCAAAGTATGCACACAGAACTATGCAGTAGAGACACTGCCTAAGTGGTGGTCTGTAGGACATACAGATGAGTGGGCATATAAAACAGGAGAAGAGGAAGTTGAACTAAAGATAGAACCAGAGTTGGGAGAACCAGAAGTATACTGGTCAAGTAAGGCATTAGATGACTTGGATGAAATAAATAAAAATAAAAACGATGGCGAAGGCAAAGATTGATGCCAACCGAGGAGATTTATTTGAAGCATTTTTTGCAGCAGCAGTAGCAGCAAGATTTGTTAAGAGAATGGAGAAAAAAACTGAGAGGAAACTGCCTCTAGTGGAAGGTAAAGATGTTGATAAGGTTCTCACTGAAATGATGAAGAGAGGATATAAGAAAAAAGTAAATGATGTAGGTAGTGCAGTTATGGATACTGTATCAGTTAGCGTTTCTATACCTGCAAAGGCAACAGCATTTCTACAGAAGAAAGAGAACTGGAAAAAGGTAACTGATCTTAGGGATGGTGCTATTAGATTTGTTAATGGTAATCAAAAGATCAATATGCAATCAAAAGATCTATCTCTTAATGTCAAAGATGATACTATAAAAGTAATAGCAGCAGGAACAGAAGATCAGAAAGGTACTAAGGCAGACGTTAAGGTAGAAATAAAATCAAAAGATAAAAAATATAAGACTACAGATTACTCTCTTAAAGTATCTGGTGGTGAACAGTTTCATCAGGTGTCTGGATTAGGATTTGATAAGTTTGTCAATATATTTGGTGAGATGGGACTGAGTGTTAAAGAATCTGAAAAAATATATGAGAAGAAATTGACTGAGTTCTTTGATAGTGAAGTATATACTAAGAAATATTCTAGTAGAGAAGATGCTGAGAAAACTGGTGGTGGTGATAATTTAAAAGAATCAGCAAGGGTTGTGTATGAACAGGCACAAAGAACACTTGAGAAAGGATTGAACGCAAACTTTGAATCAGATGTAAAGAAAAAGTTTGCAGACTATATTGTATTTGGATTGTCTAGGAATGTAGAGACTGAACTAGTTAAATTTGAGAGTGAAAAAGAAGTTAAGAGTTTTGTTATTAATGAACAGTTCAAAGAACAACTACTACAAGGACGTTATACTACTGAACTAGTTAAGACAGGTAGTCCTACTGTTAAAATATACCGTGCAGATGATAATGGTAAGAAGTTAGCAGGTAAAGAAAACTTTCTCATACAAATCAGATATAAACTTGAGGTTGCTAGTAGTTCATCTCAAGGTACTAAAGTGTATAAGTTCTACCCAAGGCACTATCTAGAGGCACAATCGGGTATGTTTTCACTTTAGCCTAAATAATATTTGAGAGCGACCTCATTCCTATTATAAATGAAGAAATTTAGTTTATTCCTCGCTGAAGCAGAAAGAACAATGGCAGCAAAGGAAGCAGAGAAACGAAATCTTAGACACGTTGGTTACGGAAAGTATGCCGATCAAGCTGGCAATGTAACACACATGTCAAAAGCAGGGAAGCTTGTAAGACTTACAGCAGCAGAAGTATCTGCAGGAGATGCAACCAATGGAGGAGAAGAAACGTCATCTGGCGATGGTCAGGTCGATCAAGGTAGCATATCTATTACTTTTGGAAGATTTAATCCTCCAACTACAGGACATGAGGCACTCATAAAAAAAGTAGCAGAGAGTGCAAAAAATGGAGAGTATCGAATATACCCCTCAAGGACGCAGGATGATAAGAAGAATCCCCTTGACCCTTCGACGAAGGTTAAGTTTATGCATAAAGCGTACCCAGATCATACAAATGCTATCATCTCTAATGAAGAGATGCGTACAATATTTGATGTTTTGGAATCGCTAGACTCAGAAGGATATAGTGATGTTAATATTATTGTAGGTGGTGATAGAGTTAGTGAGTTTAATTCACTAGCACAGAAATATAATGGACAAGCTTATACATTTGAAAACATACGTGTGACATCAGCAGGTGATAGAGATCCTGATGGTGAAGGTGTAGAAGGTATGTCTGCATCTAAACAACGTAAGTTTGCATCTGAAAATAATTACGAAGAGTTTGAAAAGGGATGTCCTAAAGGATTAAAACCAAAAGACAAACAGGAATTGTTTAATACACTTAAAGGAGCAATGAATATTGAAGAGTGTATAGATGACTTTAATGAAGTTTCGTTTCATTTATATGAGATCGCACCTAAATTAGATCCGAAGGGGTTGCGTGAAGCATACCTCACCGAAGGATTATTTTCTATAGGTAGCTATGTCGAGAACCTCAACACAGGGATCATTTCTAAGGTTGTTAGTCGTGGTAGCAATTACGTCATCAGCATTGATGAGCATGATAATCTATTTCGCAGTTGGTTAAAAGACTTAGTAGAAGTTAAAGGATGGTTACAACCATCTGAACGTGAGTTCGGAACAGATAGTTTAGATGCTTACGTGCGTAAATTAACGCCAGGACAATTTCTAAAGAAGATAAATAAAAAGGAGAAAGTACTGCAATGACAATGAAGACCTTTACTGACATAAAATTACCTGATATGAGCGACGCATATCGTCAGGTACAAGACATAGCTGAAAAGAAAGCATCTAAAGATTACGATGGTGATGGCAAGATCGAAAGCGGATCAAAAGAACATGCAGGAGTAGTTCATAATGCTATCCAAAAGAAGAAAGGTCTAAAACCTGACGGAAAAGACACTCGTAAGGAAGAGGTAGAAGTAGATGAAGCTACACTAGCAACAGCACGTAAGAATATTGGTAGAGATCCTAAGAAGAAGTCTTGTTGGAA